ATACATAATTTAAAAAATTATGTACATAAAAAATTATTTTTATTATTTTAAAGGTGCTTTAAGTAGCTCTTTTTGTGATGAATTAATAAAATATGGTAATTCAAAAAAAGAATCCACTGGAGCTATAGGAGAAGACTCAACAACAGCCATTAATTTTAAACAAAATGTTATTAAAAAATTAAGAGATTCAAAAGTAACATGGTTAAATGATCCATGGATTTATAATGAAATACTTCCATATGTAGTAGAAGCTAATAGATCTGCAGAATGGAATTATCATTGGGATTGGTCTGAAGATTGTCAGTTTACAAAATACAGTAAAGGACAATTTTATGATTGGCATTGCGATGTTTTTAGTGTTCCATATAAAAGTGAAGATAAGAATTTTGATGGTAAAATAAGAAAATTATCAGTATCAATAAATTTAACAGATCCAAAAGAATATTCTGGTGGAGACTTACAATTTGATTGTAGGAATTATAATCCAGATAAAAGAGATAAAAATAAAATAATAACTCTTAAAGATGCAAGAGCAAAAGGATCAATAATAATATTTCCTTCTTATGTTTGGCACAGGGTAACAAAAGTTACAAAAGGTACGAGATATTCTTTGGTGGTGTGGAATATAGGGCAACCATTTAAATAAAATGGATTTTAATAAAAAAGGTTTTGTTGTAATTAAAAAAGCAATTAGTGAAGAACTATCTAATTTTATTTATAAATATTTTTTATTAAAAAGACAAGTTGCTGAAACTTTGTTTAAAACAAATTTTATTTCTCCTTTTACAGATTATTTTGGACATTGGTCTGATCCACAAGTTCCAAACACATATTCTCATTATAGCGATATTGTTATGGAGACTTTGCTACAAGAATTAAAAATTAAAATGGAGAAGAATACAAACCTTAAATTAATTGAAACATATTCATATGCTAGAATTTATAAAAAAGGAGACGTTCTTGAAAAACACAAAGATCGATTTAGTTGTGAAATATCTACAACATTAAATTTAGGAGGAGATCCTTGGCCAATATTTATTGAAGAATATAAAACAAACAAAGAAGTTAAAGTAAATTTATTACCAGGAGATATGTTGGTTTATAAAGGAAATATATTAAGTCATTGGAGAGAAAAATTTAATGGAGAAAATTGTGGACAAGTATTTCTACACTATAATAATTTAAAAACAGAAAATGCCTTAAATAATAAATATGATAATAGGCAACATTTAGGTCTTCCAACAAAATTCAAAGGTAGTTAATGAATAAAAAAGAATTATTAAAGGAATTAAGCACATTAATTCCTATTAGACATTTTTTTAAAGAAGATAAAACTAATGCTTATAAACATATAAAGGAAGTAATAGGGCCCAATAAAAAATATAACGATAGAAGTATTTGTTCTATACTTGCTTGTGTTTATTTGATAACAAAAGATAATGAATTAAAGAAATTAATATTAGAAGCAATATGGATGGCATTAAGGATGCATAAAATGTTAATGGAAAATAAGAAACAAAAACTTTTAAAAGGAAGTACTCATAAGTCATGAAATATTTTTGGTATACTTATCAAGATTTTTTTTCTAAAAAAGAAATTAAAGAATTAAATACTGTTTTAATAAATACTAAAGATCAGAATAAATTTGATCGTCCAAGTTTATTAAAAAATAAAATAAAAGAATGTGATGTATCTATAAGTACATATGGGCCAGTAAAACATATATTATATAAAATAGATGAAGTTATAAAACATATAAATACTACTGTATTTGGATTTGATACCTATCCATTAAATGATTTACAAAATGTTTTTTTAAATAAATATTATTCTGTAAATAAAGGTTATTACGATTTTCATTATGATGGAGAACCTCATACAGAAGTATTTACTTCAAAAATAACTGTATTGATAAATACATCAGAAGAGAAATATGTAGGTGGGGAATTTTGTATATTTGATGGAAAAGAGACAATAATTGAAGAGTTTAATAATCCAGGTGCAGTTTTGTTGTTTCCTTCTTTTTTATATCACGCTGTTAAACCTGTAACTAAAGGTACAAGAAGCACTGTTGCAATATGGTGTAGAGGACCTCATTGGAGATAATAAATGAATTTTGAACTTAAATCATTTCCTAATTTATATTACATGGAATCACGTATTTCTGATGATACATTAAAATTATTAAAAAAAGAATTTAATAATATAAAAAAAAATAAAAATAAAAGAAAAAGACACATAACTGATTTAACAGGTAATGGAGTAACTTTTCATTATGAATTATCGGATAAAGTAGAAAAAATTTTTATTAATGAAGTAGACTCTTTAATAAGAAAATATGCTGAAGAAACTAATTATGTAAAAAGCATGTGTTTTTTAACAAAGAATGTTCCTTTATCTTTAGATAAACCATGGATGAATTTACAAAAAAAATATGAATTTATTCCAAACCATGTTCATGATGGAGTTTTAAGTTATTCGTGTTGGGTTAATGTTCCGTATGATTTAGAAAAAGAATTAAAAAATAATGAAAGATTAGACTATGCTTCATTGTTTCAATTTTCTTATTCAAATATTTTAGGTATATATTCTAATAAAACTTTACCTATTGATAAAACATGGGAAGGAAAAATTATTATATTTCCAGCGGGACTCACTCATTGCGTCTATCCTTTTTATACAAGTGATGGTTATAGAGTTTCTGTATCTGGTAATGCTTCATTTTTAACAAATTAATGAAAAATAAATATAACATTATTGATAACTTTTTGCCAAAAGAGCAATTTTTAAAAATTAAAGACACTCTAACAGGAGAAAATTTTGAATGGTATTATTCAAAAAATGTTAGTAGCCCGTTTCACGAAAAATCTAGAAAAGAAGAATTTCAATTTTTTCATATATTTTATAATAACCATTTTCCAAGAACTAATTTTGAAATAATTTTACCTATTATAGCTAAACTAAAACCTTTTTCATTAAAAAGAATAAAAGCCAATTTGTTAACGAGAAGTGAAAAAATAATTCAGTATCCATTTCATGTTGATTACACTAAAAAAGAAATGACCACTGGAATTTATTACGTAAATACAAATAATGGTTATACCTTATTTAAAGACGGTACAAAGATAGAATCTATTGAAAATAGGTATGTTAGTTTTAATACAGATTTAATGCATACTGGAACATCTTGCACAGATGAAAAAATTAGAGTACTAATTAATTTTAATTATTATCAATAATGAATGAAATTAAAATAGCAAATTTTGCAGGTCTACCTATTCTTGTAGGTAAAAAATTACATATTCCTTCAAAAGAAGAAATTAATTTTATTACAAAATCTCCTTATATTTTTTCTGAAAATAAAGAAAGTAATTTAATGCTTTCAAAAAATAAATATGTTTTAGAAGAACCTAAATTAATTAATATAAATAATTTTATTAAAAAAAATGTAGATATTTATTTAAAAAAAGTTTTACAAATTAATAATAGTTTTAAATTATGTAATAGTTGGTTTACTCTTCAAAATATAAAAACAAAACATCATCCGCATGTTCATCCTAATACTTTAATAAGTGTAGTTTATTATGCCAAATGTTCAGATAGTAAAATTACCTTTTCTAAGGACAGAAGCATATTATCAGAAGGATACCATTTTGAGTATGATGTTCTTGAGCATAATCAATATAATGCAGCATCGTGGAATGTTGATGTTGAGACTGGAGATATTATAATATTTCCAGGATGGTTAAGACATGAAGCTTCTAACAATTCATTAAAAGAAAAAAGATACGTAATTGCTGCAAATTATTTTATTGAAGGAGAAAGTGGTAATAATAAAAATGCTACTTATTTAAAAATATAATGTCTTTTACTATAATTGATAATTTTTTAAGCGAACATAATTTTAAAAATATATATAATCTTTGTTTAAAGTCTGAAAGATTTCCATTATATTATACAGACTATGTTGTTGAAAAAGATGAAATAAAACAAGATAAAAATATTTTTTACCTTACACATAACTTATACAATCATAATGAGCCTCAATCAGATTTATATCATTCAATAGTACCTTTATTTTTAGAAAAAATAAAAGATCTTAAAACAATAATAAGAGTAAAAGCAAATTTTTATCCTAACCAGAATAAAGTTTGTGTGCATGGAATGCATACTGATTACCCTTTTCCACATAAAGGATTTATATATTATGTTAACACTAATAATGGACATACTATATTAGAAGATGGTACAAAAATAGAAAGTATTGAAAATAGAGCGTTGTTTTTTGATTCTTCAAAACCACACTCCAGTACTACTTGCACTGATAAACAGATGCGAATTAATTTCAATATGAATTATTTTTAATGAAATATAAAATAATTAATAACTTTCTAGAAGTTAATTTTTTTAAAAAACTACAAAACACAATTAATAACAACACTCCATGGTTTTGGAAAGATTCCATGACAGGAAAAGATAGAGGATTTTTCTATCATATGTTCTTTCAAGAGCTATCGATAAAATCAAATTTATATGATGAATATATAGTTCCGATTTTAAATAAATTAGAATGTAAGGCACCAATTAATATTAGAGCAAATTTAATGATAAAACATGAAAAACAATATAAATCTGATTATCACGTAGATTTTAGTTACCCTTGTAAAACTGCTATTTTGTATTTAAACACTTGTAATGGATACACAGAATTCAATAAAAAAACAAAAGTAAAATGTGAGGAAAATAAAATTTTAATATTTGATTCTAGTCTTGAACATTGTGCTGTAAGTCAAACAGATAAAGAAAAAAGAATAGTAATTAATTTTAACTATATATAATGAATGTTAGATTTGTAAATGAATATCTTATAAATGTAACATGGCATGAAGAAAATAATTATCAAGTAAAAGGGTTATTAAAAGAATCTAATCAATATTATAAATTTGATATACGTTACTTAAGCGACTTTCCCCAAGATAAAAAAGGAAAACTTATTAATTCTAAAAGCAACTCCGATAAAGTATTATTTGAAAACGATAAAAATTGGATTTTAATTGATACGCAAGAACTTATTAAATATATGGAAGAACATAGTTTAAAAGAAGTAAAACTAGAAGAATTAGTTAAAAATATAGACTGGAACATTATCTTACCTAAAAAATAGTGTTATAATAGGCTTAAATATGCCATTAAAAAAGATACCATTACCTCCAGGCTTTGATAAGAACGATACAGCATCTCAAGCAGAGGGACGTTGGATTGATGGAGATAATGTACGTTTTCAATATGGATCACCTGAGAAGATAGGTGGTTGGCAACAAATTAATTCATCTATACTAGTGGGTGCAGCTAGAGACATACACTCTTGGTTTGATTTAACTGGCAGACGTTATGTAGCTATCGGCACGAACAAAGTTTTATATATTCTTTTTGATGAAGTGTTTTACGATATTACACCCTTAGCAACAGCTTTAACAAGTTGTACTTATACATCCACTACAGGATCTGCAACGGTTACAATTAATAAAAATGCACATAATTTAGTTGTTGGAGATATAGTTAAATTTACAAGTGTAACAACACCAGGACCAACTACAACAAGTTTTACAACAGCTAATTTTGAAACTAA